GTAAACGACCGAATGCATCGGTCATCGTACCTGCAGCCGTTATACGATCGGACAGCATATTCACTTCGAACCTGGTGATCAGGTTCGACCCATCTAACTTATTAGTATCTGTCCTAAACTGTGCCATCTATCAGATCACCATGCTCTGCAGGACCAGTAGCGCGCCTTCCAGCGCGGCCCTGGATTATCGCAATTATGACGTGCGCGGAAATTACGACGACGCCCTGGAATGTTCTTTTTGATCGTCATGTTGGGATCACCGAAGCGCACCAAAACTACATTACCAGAACCGTTTGTCGTATAGACAGCAGACTTCTTTGGTCCACCTGGTGTGCGGAATGGCTTATTCAGAGTTACCTTGCGACCCTGATATTCAGCTTCCGTGATTTCCAGTTCCTCTTCGACATCATCGCATTGGCAATCACCACCACATTCGCAATCGTGATCTTCTTCGACTGAAGGATGATCAGCATAACCGAATTGTGCGCGAATGCCTAGCTGTTGAGCCGTTGGTGCATCCATAATTCCAGGTACAAAATCTTCAGACAATTCTGTTTGTTCACGGAGACCAGCTAAGGCCTTGCGTACATCTTCAAATGTCTTCGGTGACTTTGAATCTTCTGTTGTCTGCTTTGCCCATGGCACTGGCGCCATATAGCGAGCATCATTAGCAGATTCATTCTGGCCTGGTGTATCTTTCTTATAATTCTTTACTAAAGAATCTGTACCAGTTTCACGATGCAGAGGATTTGGATCACCCTCAACCTTTAGTTTCTTATGAACCTTGCGATATACAACTCTACCATCAGGTAGCTTTTCTTTCTTATATTCAAAGTCAGCAGCTTTTGTGATAGCTTCAGGTACGCAATTTGGTACCATGCGATCACCTTTCTTTTTCATACCAGCAGCTTTGTAACCATCCCAGCAAGCTTCATCAACATCTTTTATATCTTTAACATTATGACCTGATTTCTTTAATGTATCCAACTTGCTTTTATGCACCAGAGAGCCGATGTCTACGTCGGACACCTGATGACCTAGCTCATGAACCCTATACATGTCACCATGTTCACGGTCAACATGCACAGCCATGGGGTCTAGCTTTCTTTCTTTAACTTCGATTTCTTCTTTTTTCATTTTACCCTTGACTAAATCCTTAAAACTTTTTGTCAAAGATTTAGTCATAGCATTTGTAGTTTTATTATCAACACCTTTGATGTTCATTTTTGCTGATGGTTTTTCTGCGCTAGACCAACCATAAGTGTGTGGATTATTTTCTGGGCTTTTGTCCATTTCATCAACATACTCAACATCTTCTTTGCGAACCTTAGCTGCTAGGTCCTTATCAGCTCCACCCCAGGTGCCTTTACCCTTGGTGATAAAAGAGTTCACACGAGCATAGGCCCACTGTTGCTGATTAGCTCCTGGGCGATGTCCAGTCTTCCATGCAGCCATGCCACGATTATAAACCTGACGCAATACGCTAACTGGAATACCAGATTTCTCAGCCTTCTTAGCAAGACCTTGATCGGCCGCTTCTTCGACCGACTTGCGTTGCATCATTTTCTTGCGGAGATCCTGCATCTTCATGGATTCTCTCTCCCTCTCGTGCTTTTTAGCTAAAGTGTCTTTTTCTCTGCGATGCTTATCTTGCACCAGCTTTGATGCGCTATCGGCGGATTCCAGATCATATCTTGATGTCGGAACTGCATGACTCAAAGGTTCTGTAGTCGGATCTAACCCGTGAGGAACGATTCCTCTAAACATGTCCCGATAACCAGCAGCTTCCGCGAACTGCTCAAATCTCTTGTTATATGAAGCAGATAGGTATGAGTAACGCACGGGCAGCTCCGGTGGATTGAATTGAACATCATTCGCATTATAGTTATCGCCAAATTGTCTGCGATATTTCATTGTATGAACACTTGTCTTAGTCTTTTTACTATCACCAGGCGCTGCCTTATATGCGCTTGGATCATTATCTGACATCTTTGTCTGTCTCTTAAATTGAGACTTACGTTTGCTGGCAGTCGACTTGTCTAGGCCTGAGTAATAGCGATGACCTTCAAGTGATAATTCTTTGTCGCCCAGCTCTGATTGAATCGACCACAATTTCTGTAAATCACCTCTGCTGCGAAGTAATTTATAGACTATATTCTCGACACTATATTCACCACCTTTAGCTAGGCCTGAACTACGCATTTCGCGAAGCTCTGCCAGCAAAGCTCCAATTTTCGACATATCATTTGATTTTATAGCTGCATCGATCTCATCTTTATACTGACGATATTTGCTACGCACACTGACATCATCCATGGTAGGCTTTTGATTAGTAGGATGCTTCACCCATTTGTCATTTTGGATGCTATACACACCAGAGCTAACCGCAGGCTCTTCGGTCGGTTCGATATACAGCTCAACCTCAAAACCGCGAATCGTAATATTGTGCATCTGATTCCAGAGGCTTTTCTTTGCATCGAATAGCTGGCGCATATATGCGCGCATTGATGTCCCGCCCTTTAGCTTCACAACCACATGTAGATCGATATCACTATGATCAGTATAATGATAGCTAGCATTAGAACCAGTAAATACAATATCTTTGACATCAAGAGGTACTGCAACAAAACGAATAAACTGATCTGCAATCTTGCGTAGCTGAATGCGAACCTCAGGCATCAAGCGTTCATCAACAAATAGCTTATGATTTAATTCTTCGTGTGCACCGATAGCCTCGCTTGAACGAGGTTCATCAGGTCCATCAGGATCTTCTTCATGCTGCATTGATACTGCAGTCTGTGGCATTTCGCGATCTGCTGGAGTAAAAGCTGAAGTGCCACCACCAAACGGATCACCTTCTTCAACATGACCCATACCAGAGCGAACCATCTTCATCACCCTATGTGACGATGAGCGTAGCTTTTCTGGTAGGCCGGACTTGAAGCCTTCATGATTTTTGTTTTTTGCATGTTCTCGCATCTTGGATGCTGACATACCTTCAGCACCTTCAGCATCCGGATCACGATCTCCCGCAGAATGGACATGTATCTTATCAAAATGATAGTCCTTACCATTATATTTGTGCAGGAGCTCATGCATTTCTTTGTGACGGTCACCACCTACCACGACATGAACTTCTTTGCGACCTTGCTTATGCAGGTGCTTCATCACATCGATGATAGTCTTATGTGGACCAGACTGAACAGAAGAGCCAAACGCTTTACGAGCTAAACCAACCTTCTGCCCATGCGACAGAGGGTTTTTCTTGCTATCTTGTGTATGAGATAAATGAACCTCGGCGTCTGCGCCATGCTTTTTTGCTATGGAATGCAAATGATCTACCAGTTTTTGGTGACCAATAGTAGGCGGGTTCATGCGCCCAAAAGTAATTGCAACAGGCTTCATTTGCCCTCCCTACGCTGGTTTTCCGTGGACTATACAGCGCTCGCCTATTTAGGGTTTTTAACCTCTTGCGGCTAAGAGATTGGCTCTACTAAATTCTGCTCGGTCGACTAGCTTAGTAGGAGCACCGTTTTTAATTGCAACAAAGCCCTCAGGCTTTGCAGCTTGACCACCTATGGTATGCTGAAATGATCCTGGATTTGATGACAATGCATGAACAAGAACATCTTTAGCACGTTGCAGATGACCATGAAGTTCAAAAGCTTTGTCGATATGGTGACTATTAGCATCAAGATGATCTAATGCATCTTTTAATTCTTGCTGCTTTACACTACGGGCCTTGTCGGTCTTTAGAGTTGATAAAGCTTTTGCTTGTCTAGCTGTAATATATTTCTTAAGGCCATCTGTAGTAGGCTTAGTGCCTTGACGAACAGTATCATTGATATACATCTTTATGTTATCGCGATGTCTTTCAACAGCCTTATGTGATGCTGATGTCATCGAAGATGCTACAGCTTTAGCCTTCTTCATATGACTTTCAAATTCGCGTTCTTGTGCGGATGAATAACCAGTGCGATCCACAGGATGCTCAACAGAAATCATATGAACGTCTGGATGCTGTTTAAATGATGAGGTATCAGGCTCAAACCCAGCCTTCATATCAGTCAATGTTTTACCTTGATATTTTGTATGCACAGCCACACCTAATTGTGCGCGTGCAACCTTCTTACCAACAGAACTATCTTTAGGTACAGAATATGTTATTGTATTAGGCTTGAAATTTAGTGTATCGCCTGAAGTCTTTACATCTTCAGGAGTATGCATGATATCGCCTTGATAAACACCTGTCTTAGGTGTTACCTTGGGTAGATGTTTTAGCGCAGCCTTTAGCTTTGATACTAGACCTGGTGCATGGCCATGATTAGCTTCTATATCTTGATCTGTATAATTGATCTTGGGCTTTACATTAAATGCTGATTTTGATGCGACAAAGAATTTCTTAGTTTCTGGATGATATCCAAATACTATTGAAGGTGACCCATCATATTTCATTGTCACCTTGACATTAGAACCATCTTTGCGGCGAAGCTGATTGTGTACTGCAGTTAAAGTATCAGCAGCATGTTTAAATCCAACAGCACCTGCATTGATAGGATGATCTTCAGCGTGTTCTAAATGCTTTAATTTGTCATCAGCGGCCACTGATTCTGATAAAAATTTTGCAAAACTCATATTAACTTCTCGGTATATTAAAGGTTATTGCTGTACCAGGAGCTTTATCAGCTACAACTATGCGTCTACCTTTATCTGTTTTAGTTTTAGATTTACCATATATTAATGGTAAACCGCTGCTATCAACTTCATCTTTAGTAAAAGGTTGATCTTCTCTACGCTTTCTTGCCCTAATGTATAATCTACCACCAACTTTAGTATAATATTCATTTATTGTATAAAAATTTCCATTAAGATAACACATACCATCTTTATATGTAAATGTTACATCCATAGGACCTATGTACATAAAATCTATTGGGCCACCAACTGCGGAATTACCTTTTAGAAGTTTTTTCACATCATCACTATCAATTAGTCCAAAAAGTTCTGGGACATCATCACCAGTCTTATATTTTTTTCTGACGTATTGCTTCACACCTTCAGTTAAAAATTTTTTTACAAGTCCAGGTAATATAGTTTCTATACCCGATAATCCACCACCAGCGAGAGATGGTGCAGATTCTCCTTTGTTTGAGACATTATAACTTTTAGTTTGTGTTTTTATAACAACGTCAGTATAAGGCTCTGATCCTGATGAAGTTCTACCAGTATGTTTTTGAGCACCAATCACACCTTTAATTTGTTTACCGTTTGCACCAACTAAAGTTATTGGTTCATTACCATTAGTTTTAAATGATCTATTGATGGCGTCTATAACACCCTTTTCTTGACGTTCGGATGATATCCCGGCCATATTATCCTCCGAATTTTTTCATATGGCCTTCAATAAACTCAGGAGGAATCGGTTTCTTAAACCTAACCTCCGTAGCCATATAATATTCGGAATCGGCGACCTCAGGATTCTTAGCTACCCATTTGTAATATTCATTGCGATCCATCATGCGCTTTTTGGCATCGCCCATATTGCCGCGCAGGTCCGCATCCATATTACGTTCGGCCCAGTCCGCAGGTATTTTTAATTTTAAAACTGAGCGTTCGCTATGAGGAGTCGTGGTAGCTTTAGCATTGACGCCTCTAAAATGCGCTTCACCCCCACCACCAGACATGGATGCATAACCATGTGCGGTGTGAGGGTCTGGTGTTGTTGAATACATTCCAGTGGATGGATCTGGTTTATTGATACCAGACTTCATCATTGATGCTACGTTGCGATCATGCGTGCCGTGATATAGAATATAGTGATCACCTTCACGCCACCACCCACGACGCTTCGCTTTGTCGAAAGGAAGTCTCTTAGACTCCGTTTGCTCAAACAACCATCTTTTGAATGACATGGCTACCTCTTTACATGATAGCCATATTTATGAAACTATAAGCTTACCTTCAACCATAGTAAGATTAACTAATTTTCTAGTATTAGTTTTGATGTAATCTCGACCACCGTCAATGAATACAGAGCCATCTCTGCTTTTCCGATAGTCATGTCTATATCCGCTTACGATAATCTCACCATCATCTGCAACTGCTCCTGCGATTGGACCAGAAAAAGCTGAGGTGGCATCACAGATATATGCATGTCCCTCTGGTCCCAAATAAATTCCAAAGTAATGTTTGTGTGATGCATCTCTCAAAATAGGCTGGTAGAAAACCTCAACAGGATGTAGACTCCAATCTCCTGTTTTGTCTTTGATAGACCATGCACCAACATATTTGGCTTCATAAAGTCTTTCAACAGATTCTATTTTTAGACTATCATAGAAAGCTGTGGGTATGCTAACTTCTTGACTCATTGTGTCAGCCTATAACAGAAGAAACCATTTCTTGCACCAGTAGGTCGATCTAGACCACCTGCATTACCTATATTGGCCCATGTATTGCATTCCTCATATGAGGAAGCAAGCAATATTGATACCTTAGGACCTTCGTCCGTGGTGAATACTAGGCTCACCACTACCAATAACCACATCATCTTCTAGACCTCCAAATGTATTGTTCATTACCAGTTATATGAGCCCATTTGTTCAATAGAGGCGTTTCCATTTCGTAGGCCTCTTTCTCCCAAGGATGATCCTCATAGCTAACCTTATTAGAATCTACTCGTTGACCTTTCCAGGTTACAAGATCGATATTCTGTACATGATCATACATTTCGCTTCTAGCAAATTGCTTTACATGCACCAACTCGTGGGCTAGAGTCTTGAGTGTTCTCTTGCGGTTTGGACCAGCATAGAGTCTAATCAAAAACTCTCTTGGACGTTTGTTATCATCTATCCATTCACAGTCGCCCAATACACCCTCTTCTTTAAAGAGGTCTTTGACCAGCTTGACCTTGATGGTCAAAGTCTCTGAAAGTCTAGGACCTACCAGATCGGCTACCATCCATCTGGTAGCCCCACGGATGAGGTCCCTATAGACTTTGTCCCTACCATAGACCGCTATGCGCGGACCTGATCTTGCCATGGACACCTCTCATCATGGGTTAATAGTACCAGGATGACCGCTCAATGTCAATGGCGAAGTAGGGTCAGAAGTATATATTAACGACGAGCCCGCGGAGTTTTAGGTTGCCATATAGTCTTAGGTGGTTCGACATCTATGGCCTCTTTCTTAGCACGCTTTTCTTTGCGTTCATCTCGCCAGTCATTTTCTTTACGATCCGTGAACCCGTAATCATCTTCATAATCATCCGGATCAAACTTGCGACTCTTACCCATTTTACACCTTTAAACCTGAGAAGTCCTTCCGACCCATTTTCTTTGTTCTCCAACCCATAGTCTCTTCCTCATCACGGCGTTGACCAAATGCGGTCTTATCCATGACAGGTCTGTCCTCCATGATATCTGACTGGGCCGATTGCTCGACATCATAGAGGCGCATCTTCTCCCGGTCGACACCGATAACAAATCTACGATGCACGGCCGGGTCACTATATCTATTCTTTAGCTGTTTTACCATGAACTGACTTAGCTCTTGTAGCTCCTCAGTAGAGATAAGTGCAATCATGAAATCAGCAGTCGCAGGTAGACCGAATGATTCTGATGTATCAGTCAAGTCAACATCAGAGCTGGAGTAACCAGATCGAGTGGTTTGTGTCGCTGATACGATTGGAACATTGCGCTCAACTGCAAGACCTCTTAGCTCCTCTGCTATAGCCTTAATATAGGTATAGCTATTTACATTAGAACCAGTCTTGATACGAGCAGACATACAAATATTCAGATAGTCAATATAGATGATATCTGGTACGAATGACCGCTTCAGGTTTAATTCATTGAGTAGATGACGGAAATGACCAGCATGTGCTGAAGCTGTCGGATATTCTTTGATGATGAGCTTGCCAGTAGTCTTTGATCGAATACCTGCAATCTTCTTTTCATATAGGTCTTTAGGCAAAGATTGTAAATCTGGAATCGGTACATTCAGCAGGTTAGCATCAATACGTTCCGCGATCTTTTCTTCAGCCATTTCCATTGTGATGTATAGAACATTCTTACCCATCATCAAATTAGCTGCGGCCATATGACACATTGCTAGAGATTTACCAACACCAGTGCCCGCCAAAATAATATTCAGCGACTTGCGTGATAGACCGCCTCTAGTAATCTTGTTCATGTATTCTAGATCGAACGGAACCTTTTCTTCTACGCGATGATAGAAGTCATATCGACCTTGATAGTCATCGATCAGGTCATGGCCGATATGTGTGTCAAAGGATACACCAAGTGCATCGGTGAGTATCTGAGGGATTGATCCCTTACTGCGATCTTTATCTTTACCATCAAGGATAGTGATGCTATCCATGATTGCATTATAGATGGCTCGCTCTTGACAAAATTTCTCAGTAGAGTCAAGTAACCAGGTCTTATCGACGGGCTCTGGTCGAGTAAGCCCATCGATAACTTGCATAACAGACTGATGTTCCTTCTCACCCAAACCCTTGGTGCCTTCTATCTCGATGGATAGGGCCTCACGGGTAGGAAGAGAATTATATTTCTCCATGAACTCTGAAATGCGAGAATATACTAGCTTTTCAGAGACATCAGAGAAATATTTTTCGCTTACAAAAGGTAATACCTTTCGTGCAAAATCATCATCATGTAGTAGGTGCCGAAGCACCGTCGTTTCGATTCGCATTCATTTCCGCCGTTGTTTCAATTATATGATATAGTATTGATGCTATGGTACGTTCGAAGTCTTGTTTATCCTTAGCGATATCTGCATCGTCAAATACTGTATAGGTGAACCTGACGACTGCATTATCTTCATCATCAAGCGATTCACCTACCTTGACGGTATCGAAACGAAATACCGTCCCTTTGAACTTACCAGACTCAATACCAAAGCACATGTGGTCTTTCACTTCAGCGTGATCGACCACTGTATACTCAGCTAGCGGTCTCGTTGGCACTTTCTTCTTCGTCATGTTCTACCTCACTTGTTTCACCTTGTCCGTATTTAAACTCTTTGGCCGCAACCACATCAATACGATCTAGCAAATCTTTTGTAAAGAACCGTTCGGGGTCTTGCTCAATCTGCTTCGCATAATATTTACCACCATCAGGCATTTCAAAACGATTCGCGATCTTCTTGATTATACCATATTTCTCAGCCAAGTCAAGCAATCCGTAGTAACGATCAAGGCCCTTATCATAAGATAGCCTTACATCAATCGACTTGTTTTCTTTAGTAAAGCGACTCTTTGCTACACGACAATGAATAATATTACCAACAACCTCTGTACCATCACGATCTTTTTTCTTAGATAAGAAAATAATCTGTGAGGCCGCATACTTCAAACCTTCACCACCACCCATGTCTTTGGTCGGCACATATGCACCGATCACATTGAAGATATGATTGGTCACCAGCAGCGATACGTTAGCCCGAGCAAGCTTGAGTGATAGTGCGCGGAAAGCACCACGAATAAGCTGTGACCGAGTCATATCGCGCGTGTTCTTACCCTCTGCGATATCTTCCAATTCTTTTTCAGTTGAAAGCTGACCCAATGAGTCAAGCACCATGAGCATCTTTGGACGTTCTTTCTCAGGCACCTTGAGATAGTTATCAAGCGTTCTCATAACATGAGTGCGGAAACCCTGCACAGTGGCCTGCTCAGAAATAACAACCCGGCGCGGATCGATTCCACGAGCTACAAACATTTCCTTAGTAACCGCAGCTTCTGTGTCATAATAAAAGACACC